TTCTCAAGACGTCTACACCCAGACAATGCAAGCGCAGCAAGCGCAAATCCAAGCACTACAAAGCAAAGTTGATGAGCTAAAGGCTCGCATCGAAGTTTTGGAGCAGCAATCTCACCTATTCATTTAAAACCAATCACAATGGCTAAAATCATTTCAATCACCCCACAAGGGCAATGGCAGGACTTGTACAAGTTGGAAATCCGTTTCGACAACGGAGACTTCGGTACTGCGTTCGCCAAATCACAGACCCCCTCGTACTCCGTAGGCGATGAGGTAGAGTACTCCAAGAACGAAAAGGGTACTATCAAAATCCAACGCCCCAACAATTTTGGCGGTGGTGGAAGTTTCGGAGGCAGCTTTTCCAACGCTTCGAAATCGTCAGGAGATGACCGCTCCGCTTCCATCATCCGCCAAGTTGCCCTCAAGGCAGCAGTCGAGTACGGATGTGCAGCAAGCCACGATGTGAACACCATCTTGGCTAACGCAGAGACGTTCAATGCGTGGATGAGCGGACAATCAGCCGCTCCTGCTACTCACACGCAGCACTTTGCTAATCGCAACGATATGCCTTTCTGATTGGTTTCTCTGGCAGTTGCGACAAGGCCTCCTTCGGGAGGCTTTTTTATTTCAAATAGTTTTCTATATTTGTTCAACCAATCAGATATGAAACATCCAGACTTACTTCCAAACGAAGCCTCCTTGCCCTACCTACAACGGGCAATGAAAGGCAAATACTACGACACGGGCAAGCTCGGTGTCTATGAGTTAGACCAATACCTACGCTTTAAAGATGGCGAATTTATCGTAGTGACGGGCCACGCCAACGTGGGCAAGACCCACACGCTGATGTACCTGATGCTTCTTCAGTCGTACAACTTCGGCAAGAAGTGGCTAATCTACTCAAGCGAAAACGATGTCCATAGCCTCAAACGAAAGCTCATTGAGTTCCTTGCGTGCAAGCCCATTCAGGGACTTGATGAACTCACGATGCACCGCAAGCTTGACTTTGTGAACGAGTATTTTCAGTTCATTGACGGCAACAGGCTATTCAACGCCTTCGACCTGCTTGAGGTGATGGAGTCAATCAAAAACGAATGGGACTACACAGGTGCGCTCATCGACCCGTACAACTCCTTGTCGACCGACCAAAAGAAGTTGGGCAAGACAGGAATGCACGAGTACCACTACGAGGTAGCATCAGCCATCCGAGTGTATGCCCACAAGAACAACATCACCACGATTGTAAACACCCACCCCGTGACGGAGGCGATGCGTAGAACGCACCCACCGAGCCACACCTACGCAGGTATGCCAATGCCCCCGATGACTTCGGATATTGAAGGAGGCGGCAAGTGGGGCAACCGTGCTGACTCGGTACTTGTAATTCACCGATACTCGCAGCACGAGACGGATTGGGTATACACCCACGTCCATTGCCGCAAGGTAAAGGAGATGGAGACTGGAGGTCGTGTTACGCCATTGGAAACACCGCTTGTACTTCAGTCGATAATTGGTAATGTCGGATTCAAGATGAATGGGCGTAACTTGCTCTTGCAAACAAAGGATGAACCTGTCGAACTAATTGACCCGAACGATGTACCCTTCTGAAGAACTACACGACCTATACATTCGGGAGAAGCAGCTGATGCTATCGGGTACTGCTATGTGGCTCGCCAAGCAAGCAGCAGACAAGTCAAACGGCAGAGAGGTACAGGATGAAATGATTGACCACGTTATGAACATCCATAACGCAGACCAGTTGCTTCAGCAGTTCATCGACTATCGTTTGTTTGCCAATAGAAAACTCAACGAGGTGATGCTCGCCAATGCCCAGCTCCGTGTGAACAACGAGGAGATGATTATGGAAATTGAACGCTTGCAGCGCATAATCGAGGACAATCTATGAAGCAGATACTTTCACCATTCCAGCAGTACGAATGCTTCGAGGTGGATGGCGTTGACTATCTGGTTCAGGAGTACACCATCATCCAAGACAAAGACCACAAGCTGGTCGAGTGGTGTTCAGAGATGAAGATTAAACGGCTGCGAGACCACAAGCACTTCGTGCTACCAATGAGCAAGATACTAACCAACTATAAGGAGGGCAGAGCCAAACTCTGCAAATGCAAATGAGAGTGTGGGAGCTACAAAAAATCAAGCAAGCCAAAAAACAATTCTTTACCCGTTGTGGATATGAAGATGACGGCAGCCGTAGGCGTGAGCTTGCGCTATTGCGTGGTGCTTTCTGCAATGCGTTCCGTTCAATCGCAGGTCTTACAGAGCTTGGAAATATCTTGGAACGAGACCATAGCACCATCGTGCATTCGTTCAAGCAGCACGAGTCGAGGTTGTTCTATGCTGACTACCGAAGATTCTACAAAATAGCCTGCGAGATACGAAAAGAGATAGACCTTGAGATAGTAGAGGAGGTTGATGTCAAGTCCTACGAGAACGAAATCACAAGGCTCAATGACCTCATAACGGAGTTATCTAAATATAAAGAACTATATTTAACCCTGAAAAAGACATTTGATGAATTTTAACGTAGGCATCTACCCTATCTACGGCATAATGTTAGGAGTGAATTGGTCGAAGACCGACTACCTCGATGAGGAGGAAACCATCCACCAAATCCAAGTAGCACTCGGTGCTATCATAATCGAGTTTAGCTGGAGTGATTGAAGCGTTCTACATAGAGAATCGCAAGAAGCTGGTAAACTTCATCAAGGGGTACGCTGGCGACTATGAGGTGGCGGAGGATGTAGTGCAGGAGGTGTTCCTGCGGCTGCTGATGCTGGAGGCCGAAGGCCGCACCCACTTCGCTCAAGAGGGAAAGGTAAACTTCTTTTTTGTGTACCGAGCCTGCGTGAATCTATGTATCAAGCTATCAACCGCCAAGCAGAAATATCAGAAGATTAGCTTCGGTGACATCACCGAGCTGGATGAATGGCTGCAAGCCGAGAATGAAGAATACCCCTACGAGCAGGATGCTAAATACGAGGAGCTGCTCAAAACGCTGAACGATGAGATGGAAGCCTTACGCTGGTACGACCGAGAGGTGCTGAAGCTGAGCCTTGAGCATTCGGTTAGTTACTTAGCAAGAGGTACCAACATCTCCCGTGACTCACTTCGCAACACTTTAAAAATAGCAAAAGATGAACTCAGAGAACGAACCGAAGAAAACTACCAAGCGTGGAAGGAAGCCGAAGGGCTTAGGTGACGTGGTAGAAACCATCACCACCGCCACAGGAATCAAGGCTGCGGTCGATTGGTTTAGCGAAGCAACAGGCGTTGACTGTGGATGCGATGCCCGCAAGGAGAAGCTCAACAAGCTATTCCCCATTCGCAACCCTGAGTGCCTGACCAAAGATGAATACGACTTCATTGGCACCATCATCGGAGCGCACCAGCTCACGCACTACCAGCGTCAGCGCATTGCCGAGATTCACGCCCGTGTATTCCACCATAAGTTCGATATGCCCTGCACCTGCTCGCCTAAGTTGTGGAGCAAATGGATAGGCAACCTGACCGACCTACACGCAGCGTATGAAGTTTAACGCCAGAAAATTTGTGCAGGCCTCCTATGACCGCAATGATGATTGGGGCAAGGAGGTACTTGTACGCTGGCTGAAATCGCACGGAGGTAGGTTCACCATAATCGAGAAGGACAAGGAGGACTACAAGGTTGACGTGATGGCCTTAGATAACAAAGCCGACAAGCTGATGGGCTTCGAGGTGGAGGTCAAGCACGGCTATCCGTTCACCGATTCGGACTCATTCAAGTTTGACACGGTGAGCTTCTTGGGCCGCAAGAAAAAATACGGTGACTTTTGGTATGTGATTGTCTGCGGTGAGACCGAAGCCCTGCTGCTGGCTCACTCGTTTGAAATCTACAAGGAGGAGTACCGTGAAATCAAAACGATAGCAACAAACGAACGCAACGGCTTGGATGAGTTCTATCGTGTCCCTAAATCTAAATGTCTATTTTATGCCAATACCAGAACCAAAGTCGGGTGAGAAGCAGGCCGACTACATCCAGCGATGTATGGAGGTCACCTCTCAAGAAGCTGAATCAACTGAACAGGCGTTAGCAATCTGCTACGCCAAATGGAAGGAGAGTCGATAGGCTCTCTTTTTTTATTCAATGAATAATCAAAATTGGTAAATCGACTCATTTTGTTGATGTAGGTGTTGATAGTTTCAAAAGTTGTTCTATATTTGGGTATCATTTAAAACCAATCAGATAACAAATCAACTGACTCAAGAGTGCAAGAGGATAACACAGCACACAAAGACTATGGAAATCAGAATCAGCGAACTCAGCAATGCTATTAGCAAAGCAAATTGTTCTTCGGATGTTCTCGATGCAGGATGCATTGTTTCAGAAATAGAATTCCTCAAGGAAATCCTTGAATCTGTTAGAGATGAACGTGAGGAGGTAAGTATCAAGAATCGTTACGAGTATCCTGGACATTCAAAAGCAATCGATGGATTGCTGAACATTCTCTCTTTGATGGAATCCAAATTGACATCCAAAGGTTAACTGATGAGGCTTCAATAGCCGAAACCCCTTCGGGGGTCTTAACCATAAAACCAATCAGAATGAAACACATCCTCTCACTTATCGCTACGGGCTTCGGCCTTGCCGTCCTTTTTTGGGCGTTTTTATGGACTCTTGAATTTTTTGGAATATGAATTTCGATTATCAAGATTTGAAGTTTTGGCTTGAAGACAAAGACGTGCTTCCGCAAGCCTATTGGGATGCCCTTGAGGACTACGACCCCGACAACCTGAACTCCGACCAAGTGCTTGCTAAATGGCTTGGCTACGCCCACGTCAACGAGTTCTACTCCTACGAGATGGACATCACCTACCACGAGGAGCAAGCGGATGTTGACGGGTACATTATGACCACCGCATATCCGACCTCATCCATCCATAACCCGCCTCCTGCGCTTGATTCGCAGATTTACTACAACTGGATTAACTGGGCTACCGCAGTAGCATCGGAAGAATGAAAACGATTGCCCAACTACTCCGAGAACTCAAGTCGGTACAATTGTCTGAAGGCATCCTTGACACGATTGCCGACATTGAGAAGTGCAACCTTGAGCGTGCTTATGATGAATCAAGCCGAGTTCCTTTTGAGCAATGGCATCAAGCAACATTTGACAAATAAACATTTTTGCGTATCTTTAACAAAACCAATCAAATGAAAATCATAGAACTACTTGACGGCAGCACTTGGGACATCGAAACCCTAACTGCTCAAATGAACGATGACTCGTTCTACTATGGCAACCTCTCAAAGAATGCCTTGTCATCATCGGCTTGCAAGCTGCTGCTGACATCACCCAAGACCTACCACTATGTTACCAAGTACGGCAGCGAGGACTCCGATGCCTTTGCCGTTGGTCGCTTGGTTCACCTGATGGCTCTTGAGCCTCATCGTGTTGCCGAGTATGATGTGATTGAAGTCCAGAGTAAGAACGCAAAGGCTTGGCAAGAAGCAAAAGGCCAACGCAACATCTGCACCCGTAAGGAGTACGATGAAGCCCAACGCATAGCAGATGCCCTGCTCCGCAATGAGAACGTACTTGGCCTCATCACAGGATGCGAGTTTGAGGTACCGAAGATTGGTATGATTGGCGGATTGCCCTTCAGGGCGAAGGCTGACATCTACGCTGATGGTTTCTTGGCTGACTTGAAGACCACAACCGACCTACGAGCATTCCCTTACTCGGCAAAGAAGTACGGCTACGATGTACAGGCGTTCATCTATACTCGTTTGTTCGGTGTGCCGATTGACAAGTTCTACTTTATCGCCATCGACAAGGGAAGCCTTGACATCGGCATCTACGGCATCAGCCCTGAATTCGTAGAGGAGGGAGAACGCAAGACAATGGAGGCCATTGAACTCTACAAAAAGTTCTTCATATTGGGTGAGGATTTGGATTCCTATACTATTGTCGGCACCATTTAAAACTAAATGAAACCGAGTATCCACCTGCGGTTAAGTGGTGGAAACATTTAAACCAATCAAATAAGATGAAAACACCAATGCAAGAAATGTACGACCAACTGAAAGCGTCAAGAAAGGACGAGTACGGATTGGCATTCGCAATAGATATGTTGCTTGAGGATGAGCAAGCAATGCTTGAGAAAGAGAAAGAGGCAATTATGAATGCTTATGACATCGGGTGGTCTGATGGTAATAAAGACCAAGACCTTAACGATTTGTATTACTTTGAAACCTTTAACACCAAATGAAATGAAAACACCGATGCAAGAGCATATTGAATGGATGCAAGAGAAACTACGCATACTTGTTGAGTATAAAGACTTGAGTGCGGGTGCTGAAGTAGATGAATGTATTCAACACGCAGAATCAATGCTCAAGAAAGAGAAAGAGGTTATTGTTTATGCTTGGAACACTGCCTATCACGGGGATAATTGTTACGATGGAGAAGACTACTACAACGAAACCTTTAACTCTAAAGAGAAATGAAGATTCCAAAATCTTTTAAGTTGTTTGCTACCACAGTCAATGTGGTGGTAGACAACAAAAGGACAGATGATATGAAAGTGTTTGGTTGCTATGAACCGCACAACAATACCATCGTCCTTGCAGACAAGTTTGGTATACACGACATAAGTGAAGACCAAATGCTTAACACATTCTACCACGAGAAGGTACACGCTATCCTCCGTGCTATGAATGAAGAAGAACTAAATGATAATGAGAAGTTTGTAGATGTCTTTGCTAAATTGTTGAGGCAGTCAGATGAAACAATAACCTTTAATACCAATCAAGAAAATCTACAAGATAGTACGAATGGTTATACCTACTACCCACAGGAAAACAAAACAGTCTTTAACATCAAAGGTAAATGAAAGTAAAAGAGATTAAAACATATGCAGACTTACCTCCGTACGGAACTTATGTTGGAGTCAGCGGTATTGATGAAAAACAATACGGCATCAGACAGTGGCACATCTGCGAAATGGATGATTTGCAAGACGGTATGGAGTTTCAAGAAAGCGGTGAGTTTCTTTGGCTTACTGAGAATGGAACAAGTATCACACAGGTAACACATTGGTTTGAATTACCGAACCTTTAACACCAAATGAAACCGAGAAGCCGTCTGCGGTTAAGTGACAGCAACCTTTAACACCAAAGAGAAATGAAAGCAACACTCGAATACGACCTACCAGATGAGCAAGAGGAGTTCGAGAAGGCAGTCAACGGAGGTAAGTATGCCTATATTATTTGGGAGCTTGACCACTTCTTGAGAGCCAATACCAAGTACGCCCCTGACTCAATGCCTGATGAGGTTCACAAAGCCTACCAAGCAACAAGAGATAAGCTACATTCACTACTAACCGAAAACGATTTATCGCTATGAGAGACCAATTTATGAGGATTGCAATGGCGAGGCTTCGCCACGCCTACCTGTTCAAACCCCAACGCCAAGCGGTAGCCGCAAAGATGTGGGTGAGATACCTTGACCGCAAGGCTATGCAGCAATGGTTCAAGGAGCAACAAGAGATTGCAAGACAAGAGGAATGGCAGAAGATGGAGGATGCGTTGAATAAACGGATGGACATCATCGGTCAGAACGGCAACACGGGAGAACACTACCAGTGATGCTATACATTGTCACGCCTTGCTCTCGACCAGAGAACCTCGCCACCATCCGCAAGTCCATACCCGAAGCATTGACGTGGGTAGTGATGATGGATGCCTCGACAGACCACAAAGCACCAAGCGGTGCAAACGTCACCCACTACTCTCGCAAGACAGGCTTCTGGGGCCACCCCCTACGCAACGAGTTCTTAGACCTATACCAAGACCAATTCACCGAAGATGACTGGGTATACTTTCTGGATGATGATAACATACTTCACCCAAAGTTTATCCAGCAGCTTGAGTCCCTCCTATGCCTGAACGCTGGCATCGTTACTTGGGGGCAGGAGGGTAGGCTTCGCCCAACACACGAACCAAGAATCGGGAACATAGACACCGCATCCTTTATGTTCAGACCATCCCAACTAAAGGGACTACGCTTTGCAAATATGTACGAGGCAGACGGGCAGTTCGCTAACGCAGCAGCAGGCCTCACCAACCTTATCTGCGTAGAGGCGTATCTTTGCTACTACAACGCCCTGAGATGAAAAAGCACACGAAGGTCTACCTTGAAGGGATGGGATATGATGTAACTGACTTCATCTGTTGCGAGGTATGTCAAGCTCCAGCAAACTCAGTCCACCACATAGTCCCAAGAGGAATGGGTGGAAGCAAGAGCCGAGACGTTATAGAGAACCTAATGGCCCTATGTGGCAAGTGCCATCACGAAGCTGACTTCGGTACAACATTCACTAAAGAGATGCTCTTAGCAGTTCACGCTCTGCGGATGAGCAAATTGTAGGTTATTTAGAAAACATCCAAACAATGCCAAAAGGTAACCCCAACATCGTAAAGGGAGGCCCAAGCCTCAACCCCGCAGGCAGACCAGCAGGCATCCCTAATAAAAGCACCACCAAAATCCGTGAGGCCTTCCAGAAGCTCATCGAGGATAACCTTGAGAATATGACCATCTGGCTCACGCAAGTTGCAGCCGATGACCCGAAGGGCGCACTCGACCTCTTGAACAAGATGGCGGAGTACACGACCCCCAAGCTCGCAAGAGTCGAGAACTCACACGAGGTATCGGATGAGCTAACCCAAATCAAAGTAGAGATTGTCCGTTCTGGAAGTTAAGGTAGGCCCTGTATTCGAAAGGAACTGGGACTCCAAGACACGCATCACCGTGAATCAAGGTGGTAGCCGTAGTTCGAAAACATATTCTATTCTCCAGCTGCTCGTGGTACTGGCAATGCAAGAGAAGGGTAAGGTCTTCTCCATTGTGCGTAAGTCGCTACCATCGCTCAAGATGACTGCGTACAGGGACTTCTTTGAAATCCTACGAAACCTTGAACTATACGATGAGGCCAAGCACAACAAGAGCGACTATACCTACACCCTCAATGGTAACCTGTTTGAGTTCATCAGCCTCGACCAACCGCAGAAGAAGCGTGGTGCAAGGCGTGACTACCTGTTCTGCAACGAGGCAAACGAACTATCTTGGGAGGATTTCTTTCAGCTCTTGGTTCGTACAACGGGCAAGATATGGATTGACTACAACCCATCAGATGCGTTCCACTGGATATACGACAAGCTCCTTACCCGTGATGATGTCACCTACATTCAGTCCACCTACAAGGATAACCCCTTCCTCGATGCTTCGATTGTAGAGGAGATTGAACGTCTCCAGCATACCGATGAGGACTACTGGCGCATCTACGGCTTGGGTGAGCGTGGTATGAGCCGTGCTACCATCTTTCAGTTCGGCACGATGGACGTGCCTGAGAACGCCAAGCTCTTGGCCTATGGCCTTGACTTTGGTTTCACCAACGACCCTACCGCATTGGTAGCAGCATACGAATCACAAGGCAACCTATACTTCGATGAGCTGGTATACCGCACAGGGATGACCAACAACGACATCGCCAACCTATTCACCTCCCTAAGCATCGACAGAAGGAGCGAGGTCTATGCTGATAGCGCAGAGCCTAAGTCCATCGAGGAGCTATACCGAAGGGGCTTCAACATCAAGCCCACTACCAAAGGCCCAGACTCGGTGAACGCAGGAATCGACATAATGAAACGCTACAAGCTATTCATCACACCACGAAGCACCAACCTCGAAAAGGAGATGCGTAACTATAAATGGGTGGAGGATAAGAACGGCAACCTGTTGAACAAGCCAATCGATGCATTTAACCACGCTATCGATGCTGCGAGATACGCTATCTTTAGCAAGAAAAACAATCCCAACTTCGGGCGATACTCAGTACGATGATTTTTGTAGCAGGCCAACAAGGTGGCGTATTCTACCACCGACTCCAGATACCATACGAAGACCTGCTGATGCGAGGCTTCTTAGTCAAGTTCGGGCAGCTTGATGAGATTGATAAGTACAAGGACGTGATGACCCACCTCGTGGTAAATCGTGGCGTAAGCTCAAAGAACCACCGAGCGTTCAAAGCGATGCTGCTGAAGAACAACATCAAGCTCATCCTCGACCTCGATGATTGGTGGTTGCTGCCCCGCAGCCACGCAAACCGCAGCAGCCAAAAAACGCAGGACATCATCTGGACTATCAAGATAGCGGATGAGATACATACGACCAACGCCTACCTCGCTGAGAAGATACAGAAGGAGAATCCGTATGTGCCCATCTGGATTCTGCCTAACGCCATCGACACCCGTAGGGGGCAATGGGAGGACATCGAGAAGGAGGAGGGCTTCAACGTGGGCTATATGGGTGCGCTACACCACGATGAGGACTTGGCGTATAATCGCATCAATTTAGCAGGGATGAACTCGTACTGCATCCCACACTACAAAGAGCGGCTAAACGCCTCTAATGAGTTCGAGCGTGCTGATTGGTCTGACTACGGCAAGCTCTACAAGAAGATTCACGTCAGCATCGCCCCTCTTGCGCCAAGCGCATTCAACCGCTGTAAGTCCAACCTCAAGGCTATCGAGGCTGGCTTCACCAAGACGTGCATCATCGCACAGGATATGCACCCCTACACGCCCTTCCTAAACGAGAGCAACGCCATCCTCTGCAAAGGCCCTGCCGATTGGGAGGAGCAACTCAAGAACCTTGACCCTGAGCGATGCAAGGCGTTAGCCGAGCAGCTGCATAATGACGTTCAGTTCTACTCGATTGAGAATATCAACAATACCCGCCAACAATGCTACGCACAATAAGCGTCCCCACCGTATGGGCTGACATCAAGCTCAAGGACTTCCAAAGGTTTATGGGTGCTAACCCTACCGATGACACCGCTGAGGACTTGGCCCTCGCTATCTTCTGCGGCATCGATAAGGATGAGCAAGCCTCGTTTCCCGTCAGCGAGCTGGAGGACATCAAGACCATCATCGCAGGGGTGTTCACCGAGAACCCACCGCTCCAGCGGTTCGTGACCATCGGTGACAAGAAGTACGGATTCCATCCCAAGCTGGAGGATATCTCGCTCGGTGAGTTCGTGGACTTGGAGGAGTATATGAAAGACCCAATCAAGAACGCCCACAAGTGGCTGGGCATCTTGTACCGCCCTGTGGTAAAGGAGCAGTATGGTCGGCACGAGATAGAAAAGTACCACCCAGACAAGCACGATGGAGCAGCATTCGAGGACATCACAATGGACATTGTACAAGGTGCGCTGCTTTTTTTTTATCGTTTAGAGATAGGACTGCAAATGTCTTCTCTGACCTATTTGAGGCAAGTGGCGAAACAAGAGAAATCCTCGATGCAAGAACTGCCTTCGGAAAACGATGGGGATGGTATGCAGTCATCCATCAACTCGCTGCGGGGTCTGTACAAAATCTTGAAGCGGTAACCGACCTACCTCTGTACCAATGCCTGATGTGGGTGACATACGAAACCGACAAGGCGAAACTGGAGGCCCAGCTCTCACGGCAGAATAGTCGCTAAGGGGTTTTCTATTTATGAAGTACGGCTACTATCAGGTATGCGAGGCTCTGCAATCAGCAGCCGAATCCGCATCGTATGTGAACTCTGTAACGTGGGGCAACATCTTTGACGTGGATATGCGTAAGATGACCCTATTCCCTCTGTGCCATATCCTCACGGGAACGGCAGACATCCAAGAGCGCACGGTGACCTACTCAATTGACGTGCTGGTAATGGATGTGGTGGACTACTCCAAGCAAGACCCCAACGTAGAACCCTACTCGTTTGAAGGCGTAGCGCAGAAGCAAGACATCTACCACCGCAGCCTGTTCACGCTCCAGCAGATGATAGCCTCCCTCCGCAGGGGTGACCTGTACTCTGATGGCTTCCGCCTTGTGAACGACCCCACCTGTGAGCCGTTTGATGAGGACTTCGAGAACACGCTCTGCGGCTGGAAGGCCACGTTGCAAATCGAAACGCCCAACCCGACCATCATCTGCTAAATGGCTAAGGGTAGCCCTGACCTCAAAAAAGCGGAGAATACCCGACTTGCTCTTGAGAAGTTCGGGAAGTACCTCGTGGCTGAAAGCCGCAAGAACCTAACCCGCAAAAAAAAGAACGTCACCAATAACCTCTACAACTCGCTCGACTACAAAGTAACCACAGGCCCTAATAGCCTCGACTTTGACTTCTTGATGGCTGAGTATGGTGAGTGGGTAGATAAGGGACGTAAGGCAGGGAAAATGCCCCCATTCGGCCCCATCTATGCGTGGGTTGCTCGCAGGCGTTTCCAGTTCCGTGATAACAAGGGCAAGCTACTGTCGTATGCTGAGACCGCTCGCAAGGTGATGATAAAGATAAAGGCCAAAGGAATCGAGCCTTCTGACTTCTACTCTCGCCCTTTTAATCTGGGATTCGAGAAGCTACCTGCTGAGGTGCAGCAGGCCTACGGCCTTGACGTGGAGGACTTCTTGGAGTTCACCATCAACGAACTGAATAAAAAGTACAAGTAATGGCTATTACCATCAACCAGCAGCCGACTACTCGCTCCTTCGCAGGCAGCCCTATGGTCTATGCGGTAAGCTCAAACAACTCAGGCAACGCTGGATTCAAGTACGTTGCGGATGTATTCATCTGGTTTGGCTCAAGCGCAAGCGTGCCTGTGCAGTATGCCTACCGCCTCATCAAGCCGAAGGAGTCGGTGAGCAACCTGTACGGCTACTTTGATGTGAGCAACATCGTAAGCTCGTACCTATCGCAGACCGACATCGACCACGCAGCAGGAACCGCTACCGACAATGAGCAGACGGTACTCAACGTGCAGGTCAAGTTCCGTGAGTACACGACCGCTGGAGGCGTTGCTTCGGTAAGCGCAACATCCAATACTATCCAAGCGTATGACGGATACACGGAGTTCGTGGATGGCGTAAACGCTACAACCGCAACGGGAGTACTCACAAGCGGCAGCACCACGCAATACATCCAAGAGGGACAGGCTATGACCATCGGTGTCGTGCCTGCTCTGGTTAATGG